TACATACTCACCACCAATGTGCTGTAGTCTGTTATCATCTGAACCGTTGATGTATGCTTCTAAACCGCCAGTTGCTACTGAACCTTCAAAAGCCCAATCTTCTGCATCTGTGTCGTATGTTACCATACCACCAGCTGTCATCATACCTAAGTCTAGTCCGCTAACTTCACCACCAATTACTGTGTTTTCAGTTGTACGGTTGTAGTCAGCACTTGCTGTTACGTCTACAATACCTGCGTCTACAGTGTATGCACCTTGTAGGTTACTTACTTCAGTTACGTCTGTTGTCCAGTCAGTTAAGCCTACAGCTACACTTGCATTACCAAATGACAATGCTAATGATTCTGTCATTGCTGGTTTTGCTAATGTTCCGTCAACTGAATCGTCAGCTTTTGTTTCTGGTAATAGACCGTTGTCATCACCAAATGCTACGCCTACGCCTGCTACTGTTGTTCCTACTGTCCATGTGTCCAGTGTTAGAGCATTACCGTCTGTTGCTTTAAAGTCTAGGTCTACTATTGCAACGCCTGGCGCATCGATGTCTAGTTCGATGCCCATTACGCCTGCTGTCTTGCCTGCTGTTGTTTCAGCAAAGTCTAAATTTACTGCACCTGTGATTACTGGATCCATTACTGGAGCCTGTGTTTTTGTTACTGTTTCTTCAGCTAGTGCCGATCCTGCAATCAATGTTGCAGCTAGTGTCATAAATACTGTACGCATTATAAATCCTTTTCGTTAATGTGTAATATAGTAGAAAGGGCAAGTTACTCGCTTGCCCTTTCAACACTTTTATTTATGATGCTAGATAAGAATCCTTCTTATTTACGGTAAACTACTTTTAAAATTGTGGCTTTAGTGCAACACCATTGCACATATAAGAAAAGCACCCGAAGGTGCTTTTCCTGCTATGTTTGGTAACAAGGCCTAACTACCTCGTAACAGCTTAGGCTGCTAATGCCATCTCTGGCGCTCTATTTGCGTTTGCATTTAGAAAGTTTGTTCGCGGTAACGGCGCTTACATCCCGGTAACTCCACTAACTCTATTAACTACCTGTCGATCCTATTTCGACCCCATCAAAAACACACTAGCACTCTTATTCTTTACCCTATTTCTAGGTCCTCTATATCGAGTTATCATCTCGGGAAAGAGAGGTTATATTTCAAACCTAATGTGTTTGTGGTGGAGTCGCCGGGTACCGCCCCCGGGTCCAGTATAGCGTTTGAATTGCTTCAACGTTACAGTATATTTATACACTACTTTTTGTAGTGTGTCAACCTTTAATCGTAATGGCCGCCTAAAACAGCAACCTTTCTTATGTCTTCATTAAAGATCTCTGCTTCTCGTTCTTTATATGCTGCTTCAAAGCCTAGAGCGCCGTATTCTGCTCTTTCGTTATTACCCCAAAGTCTTTTAAAATATGAATCGTAAATGTTTTCAACTGATTCATCGCTCCAAGATCTATCAATAAGTTTACCTTTGATTAACCAGTTAAGTCGGTTAGCTTCTTTACGTACAAATGGACTGCACATGATGGGACCTCCTATTGCTATAACTATATTTACAGAATAAGCAATTGTTGGCGCTAACTTATGCCTTTTTTGACTGGTATTTTAGTACCAATGCACTTAACTGATCTGACTTACATAGCCAGCCGTTCTCGTCAACAACGAATACATCTCCGGGCTTGTATAGATAATTGTCTTTGGGTGTACCATCCTTGGTAACGCCCATTACTTCTCCAGGCCAGTCTCCAGTAATTCTAAAGTTCTCACCTGCTGATTCTATAGTATAGTCTATCCATATCATAACTAGATCTCCTTTTATACTACAGGTATTTAGTTATATACGTATTTTTCTAAAGCCCTATTAAGCCCCAGCCATGATTGGCTATTGCATTTGTTATAATAGCAAGGCAGGTTGCAATGTGTAACAATACCCATCCGGTACGTACCATTGCAACCCAGTCTGCTCTACGATTATCGTTGTAGGCTTTGGTGCCGATTGCTTTACACCAAATCTCCCACATCACATGTCGTTCTTACGTTCTTGGATTTCCTTCCTACGGTCTTTTGTAAGTTTACCTAGGTCACCCAATGCTTTGCGAGCTCTTGCAGCCGCTGCCTTAACATTCTTATCTTCAAATGTTTCTGATTCAGACAAGTAATTATTAAATGCTTGTACTATTTCATCGTGTAGTGTCATACTTCTTCTCCTATAATGTGATTGTATAATTGTTTCCAGTTAACTACCTTAGTCATACCTTCTGGAATGTCGTCGTGCATGTTAAATCCATGCTCAATTAGTATTGGCTTCAACCCTAAGTTTTGGCCACATACTGCATTAGATAGTTTGTCTTCGATCCAGTATAATCCTGAGTCTTTGTACGGCTCAAGTGCATCATCTTTATCTGCACCTGTATCTAAACAAACTAATTGTTCAAACGCTGTTGCGCCAAACAACTTTTCTAAATTCATTTTACGAAGTTTGTATGCACTTTTGTCTAAACTTAAACTAGTGATACAACGGAATACATATCCGTGTTCTTCGTGTAATCTCTTTACGTAATACATTGCATCACGTAATGCAGGTAAGAATCCAATAGCGGCACTTTCGTTAAATCGCTTTACATTCTTTTTTGCTTCTGCTTTAGTAATTTTAAATCGAGTAGCAACATCATATTCAAAGTTACCATCATCAATCTGTGTGTAACCCTGTTGCCCCATCCATGTACAGAATGCGTATTCCCAGTTAAATAGAACGCCATCTGCGTCAGTTAGAATAATTTTGTTTTTCATTTTGCCTCGCTTATTGCCTTATTGTGTATATATTATAACTTCAATAGCAAAGCTTGTCAACCTTTATTCAGGACCAATAATTACACTGCTTTCGCCGGCGTCTCGTACATGTCCGCAAGAGTCCGCATCATCTTTACTATTAACAGGCTTGTTATCAATTTTTACTGAACTGTCGCCGTTAGCAGTTGTAGGTGATGCATGTGATCCTGAGCCGTGCCCAGCAACTGGACTGCCGTCTACTGCAATTAATTTGGGAGGGTTGCCTGCGTACACCGAGCTTTGTAACGAACTAGTAATTGCGGCTTCATCCGTATTCTCGTCGCCAACTCGATGCACTTCAGTCATTTATATAACAATTCCTGTTGTTGACTCAATATATTGCTTACCCATTTCAGGATCGCTTTTTGCAACAAAGAGTATACCTGCTTTATTAAGTGTAATCTTTGTATCGCTTCCTACTGTAAAGGTATATGGTCCTAAACCTGGACCTTGTTGTGCCATAACTAATGCCATAGGCTTAACTACAGTTATTGTATCTTTGTCTTCTTCTACAAATCTACAAATCATTTCTTCGCCTGAAATTGTTTTAATAGTGATTGCGTCAGTGGCCTTGTATTGTGTTTCAATAATCATAAACTATATCCTGTTCCGTTAAATCCGGTATCTTCTAAATAAGTTGCTAGTTGTTCGTATCCGCCAATAGTGTCACCGTTAATAACTACCTGCGGTACTGAACGTGCTGTTGGAATACTTTCCAACAACTGTTCTCTTGTCCAATCTTCTCCTACTTGTCTTAGCTCGTAGCTGATTTTCCTATTATCTAATAAGGTTTTTGCCTTTACGCAACTAGGGCAGTTTTCTTTTGTCCATACTATTACACTCATCATAAACTAAATCCTTTTAGACTATCTTTGTCAACATCTTGTTTGATGCCGCCAATGATGTAAGACTCTACTTCTGTCTCTTGCGGTGCAACTTGCATACCTGAACTACTTAACCAATGTGTTGTCCACGGTAGCGGGTTAGTGTTTACTGGTTGATCAAATATAGCATCTAATCCCAGTGCCTTGAGTCTACGGTTTGCAATGTATTCTACATATTGATGTAACAATGTAGCGTTTAGACCAATCATACTACCATCTTTAAACAAGTAGTCTGCCCAGTCTTTTTCTTCTGCAACACATTCACGCCATAAGTCGTAAACTTCTTCTTTACACTCTTTAGCAATCTGTGCCATCTCTGGATCGTCTTTGCCTTGCGCCCACAACTTTAATACGTGTGTGCTTAGTGCCAAGTGTTGTGCTTCGTCACGAGCGATAAGACTAATAATCTTAGCTGAGCCTTCCATTAACTTTAGTTCGCCAAAGCCAAAGGTACAAGCAAATGATACATAGAAACGCAAGCCTTCTAGAATGTTTACAGTTTGCATAGCCAAGTATAGTTTCTTCTTAACATCATGCATGTTGCCTTCGCCACGATGTTGAAACGCATCTACTGCATCATTAAATGCATCATAATGTTTGGTAACACTTGTTGCACGAGCAATAATTTTCTCATCGTCTAGAATAGTGTCAAACACTTCTGCAGGGTCAGCATACACATTCTTCATAATATGTGTGTAGCTACGTGAGTGGATTGTTTCAAAGAAGTCCCAAGTAACAATACAACCTTCTAGTTCAGGAATTGAAACATGCGGCAAAAATGCTAGGCATGGACCTCGTCCTTGGACACTGTCAAGTAGTGTTTGGTACTTTAGATTGGCAGTGAAAATATGTTTCTGCTCAGGTCTAAAGTTTTGAAAGTCTGCACGATCTTTCTGCAAACTTACCTCTTCTGGACGCCAAAAGTATCCTAGCATAGTTTGATTTAGTTTATCAAACACTGGGAACTTAAACACATCATAACGCTGTGTATTTTGATCTGCACCGAAGAACATGTTTTGTTTGGTGAAGTCTACTTTTTCTTTATTGAATACTGTCTTTGCCATTTTCTTCCTCTATGTATCTGTCTTTATATAGTACACTGCATTAGGTGTACTGTCAACCTTAAATTGCACATGCATCACAAAATTCATCATCGTCTTCGTTTTCGAAACCATTAACTGGAAGAGCTTCTAGCGGTTTTTCATCTTCTAACTCGCTTGGATCAGTTTTATAATCATATGTGTTTTGATAGTATGATGTTTTCCAACCATACTTGTATGTGTTTAATAAGTCTTGCATCATTACACTCATTGGAACTTCATTGTTCTCAAAGTGTGTAGGGTTGTAACTCCAGTTGCCTGAAATAGCTTGATCAAAGAACTTTTGCATTACTGCTACTGTATTAATGTAACCTTCGTTACTTGGCATATCCCACAACAATGTGTAGTGTTGCTTTAACGACTGATACTGTGGAACAATCTGCTTAAGAGGCCCTTTCTTTGACTTCTTAACGGACAAGTAGCCTCTAGGTGGTTCAATTCCATTTGTTGCGTTCGACACAACGGAACTGCTCTCCGAAGGCATTTGTGCGGACAATGTGCTGTGCCTAAGTCCGTGTTCCTTGATGTCAGTTCGTAAGCTATCCCAATCATAGTTTAACTTGTTCTCCACAATAGTATCAACATCTGCCTTGTATGTATCAATAGGAAGAATGCCGTCGCTGTATTTAGTGCGGTCAAAGTACTCACAAGCACCTCGCTCCTGCGCTAATTTGTTGCTGGCACGTAATAGATAGTATTGGAAAGCTTCTGATAAGTCATGTACAAGATTCCATGCTTCTTGCTGGCTGTATTGTACTTTGTGTTTTGCTAGATAATGTGCAAGTCCAATGTACCCTACACCTAATGAGCGCCTTGCTTTTGTACTAATTTCAGCAGCCTTGATTGGATAGTTTTGATAGTCAATAATTTCTTCTAATGCTCTTACAGCAAGTTCACATAATTCTTCTAAGTCATCTAACGACCTAATTGTACCTACATTAATAGCACTAAGGATACACAACGCAATTTCACCTTCTGGATCATCAATGTGGTTAAGTGGCTTTGTAGGTAATGTAATCTCTTGACACAAGTTACTCATGTATACTGTGTCTTTAAATGAGCTGTGTGTGTTTGCGTGGTCTACATTCATAATGTATATACGCCCTGTCTCTGCACGTTCTTTTATTAATGCACTAAACAAGTCCATTGCTGAAATAGTTTTCTTCTTGATGCTGTATGCACGTTCGTATTTTTCGTACAGCTCTTGGAATACTGCTGGGTCACCAAAGTATGCTTCATACAAACCTGGCACATCGTGTGGCGAGAAAAGGGTTATATCACCGCCAGTTAATAATCTCTCATACATAGTTTTGTTAAGCTGAATTGAATAATCTAACTTACGTACACGATTGTCCTCTGTGCCTTTGTTGTTCTTTAGCACAAGGATATCTTCAATCTCTTGATGCCAAAACGGGAAGTGCGTAGTAGCACTGCCGCCACGTACACCATTCTGTGTACAGCAACGCACTGTGCTTTCGAACTTCTTTAGGAACGGAATAATACCTGTGTGTGCTACTTCGCCTCCTCTGATTTTTGAGTTAACGCCTCTGATTCTTCCTGCGTTGATTCCGATGCCTGCTCGTTGTGCTGTATATCTACCAATGGACATATCGGAAGCGAAGATACTATCCAAGGTGTCGTCGCTGTCCACAAGTACGCAGGAGGCAAACTGTCTAACTGGTGTTCGAACCCCTGCCATAACTGGCGTAGGTATGTTAATTTTAAATAACGAAGTCGCATCGTAGTATCTCCTTACGTAGTGCATACGTGTTTCTTTTGGATATTGCGCAAATAGAGTTGCGGCAATCATCATATACATGAACTGGGGAGTCTCAAATATTTGGTCACTAGAACGATCCTGACATAGATACTTGTCTACTACTTGGCGCAAGCCTGCATAGGTAAAGTTCTCGTCACGCTTGTGATGGATGTAACTGTCCAACTTATCAAGCTCATCTGTTGTGTAGCTGTCTAGTATTGTACTGTCGTAGACGCCTCTTTCAATGTTTAAATCAATCATTTGTTTTAAACTAATAGCTTCATACTCGCCAAATACTTGCTTGTTAACACTATAACTTAATAAACGTGCCGCGGCATATTGATAATTAGGAACATCTAAGTTAATAAGATCGTTTGCACTGCGTACTAATATTTCTTGTATCTGTGCTGTAGTCATACCATCATAAAATTGAAGATTAGCGTTCATTTCGATTTGACTACTACTTACACCTGCTAGACCCTCACACGCATGAGCTACTACTTTGTGAATTTTATCTATATTAAGGTGTTCTTTTGTACCGTCACGTTTGACGATCTGTGTTCCGTTTGACATGGTTTCTCCTAATCTTCTTTTTGTTGTTTGATTGAATATTTAGTTAAGTCTGGGCATTGGATATGCTTGTTGCGAGCGGAACGATGATGGCAGTTCTGTTGAGGAAATATATGTATCATCCCGGTATCCTATAATAAAATTGTTGATGAAAAGCAAATAGTATGAGCTACTTTTTACATCGTCTATACCAATATGTATCTCAAAATTGCCTTGGGAAAAGCGGTCAGTTAACTGTAAACTATAACAAATTCCTAACAATTTACAGAATTCACAGTAGGTGTTTTCTTCTATTAGTTCCCAAGGATTAGGCCACATTTCTTGTGTCCACGGATCAGTATGCATGCTCACTGTTGGAGCGTCTGTATACTTTTCCATAGCATAGTGTATAGGGTCAGCGTGTGTTTCTAAAGCTAGACGAAAGTCAGACCAGTCACGTAATCTATTCTCATATCCCTGATCAAACATTATGATTTAACATTAATTTTGTAAGTCATGGTTCCTTGGTCTATTTGGTTTTGATAGTTTACTTGGCAGCTTGTGTCAGTACCATGTTGAATTAGGTTAGCACTAAACTGTAAACTTTCATCAGGCACTTCAGTACCTGTAGTTGTGTAATCGTCTGTAACAAATGTTGCGTTAGTTTCTCTGTTTATCATAACTGTTAATACGCCTGATCTTCTAAAATTTCTACTTACTTGTGTTGACACATATTCATAGTCAATTGTATAAGTTTTAGTAGCCTCTGCGCTTACTCTAAACAATAGTACATCTGTACTTTGTACAGGACATTCAACTTGTTGTGTAAACCCGTAGTTGTGAAACACAGGTCCTTGAACGTCAGCAATATAAGGTTGCGAACTAACATACGTTTGATCTATAGCTAAATTATACGTTCTATCGAAGTCGTCGTCAACCGAAGAATTGCCTGTTTCAGTAAATTTTATTATAGAGTAGGCTGCTTCTGCTGGTGAGCCTGCATTGTTACCTACGCTTGGACCGAATCGGTTATTATTAGATATGTTACGTGTACCAGCATTAATATGTATTGCGTGTTCATCTATGTCTTCAAAGTAGCAACGGCTGATCCAATTGTTATAAGGAGCAGTTTGTCCTATTTCCATCGCTTCGCCAAACTTAAATGCTTGTACTAGTTTGTCAAAGATTGTGTTTTCCCAAACACAATTGTTTACGTTGTGGTTAGTAACAACGCCAAAGCCTAAACCTACAAATTCACACTCGGTAAACTTTAACTGTTTAACATCAACTGCATTACTTTTTGCTGACAAGTCAACACCAACGCTTGTACTAGCTTCTGCTAGTTTTGGTCCTGCAAATTTTACATTATGGAAGATGCTATCTTTAGTACTAGTAAGCATCAATAATGTGCCTTGGTTGTCAGTAGTTTTTAATGTAAGGTTTTCTAATAATAAACCCTTACTCACACTAGCCGAATCCATAATAGTAGGATCTGCTCTGTGTCCTGAAAGTACTACAGTATCTAAATCTCCGTTATAAACTGTATTGTCGTCTACAGTTTCAAACATTGTAAAGTTACCTGTTTTCTTAAATATTGTTTTGTCGCGGCCAGCACCAATTATTGTTACGTAGGGAGGTAGGTATACTGTTTGTGAAATAGTGTATTCACCTGCTTCGACATTTAAAACTATTCTACTCTTGGCATTAGTTTTGTTAAGTTGATTTAGGTATATTTCGTATATTGCTTTTTGTAGTAATAGTGTAATATCAGCATCTGCAAATATACCAAATGAACGTACACTTACTCTGTCGTCTAGTCTCGATTGAATCGTTCTTTTAAATTCACTACCTGAAACTGTAGTTTCGATTTCGCCTGGCTTATACGAATAGGTTTCTGCTAGGTCAAGAAAGTTATCATTCTCAGTAAGTATTTTAGTATTACCTACAGCAGGTGATCCTTCTGATACTGCGCCGTTTCCTATGTAAAGTTTTTGGGTATCAACTGCCCATCCAAACTCGCCACCTGCAAGTTGTGGTACACCTGTCCCCTGATTTTCTTGTCCTCTTCGTACTTGTATACGACTGATCTGAACTACTGCCACGTGATTCTCCTACGTTATATTAGTAGTATTTATGTGTTATAATATGAATTCTACAAATGCTACCGCAAATATAGCTGTCCACATTATTATACCAAATATAACTAAAGCGGCAATACTGTACTCTTGTAATTTATCTAACATTATCCATGTTTCTCATAGTATTGTCTGCATCTATTCCACCATTCTTGTTCCCATTCTGCGAACTCATCTGGCCATAGATCAAACTGCTGATACTCTAATGCACGACTACACATAAAGATGTGTCCTTCACGTATGTCTGTGCCGTGTACTTCGTTGTGTCCTAGTGCATAAGCAGTAAGTTGTAGATAGTAGTCTTCAACCCATTCAGGCTTCTTAGGCTTGTTGGTTTGCTTGAAGTCCATAATACAAGGATTACCTTTGTACTGTCCTACCAAGTCTGTTGTGCCTGCAAAGATGCCTGGAACATATAAAGGAACTTCGCTGCCCCATATCTCGTCTACATCGCCCATAGCTTCGTCACGTATAACACATGCCATTTTATAGGCTTGTTGTGCGTAAGGATTGCTGCCTGCTGACTCTGTCCATACTCCGTTGTCAACGTAGTCTTCAAGATACTTGTGCATACGTGTGCCTACACCACTTGCTTCAGTAACAATTTCCTGTGCTTTCTTTTCACCTACTCGCTTCTTCCAAGCAATAAGGTGGCTCATATCTTTTGTGCCGCTTAGGATAGTTGTAACACTTGCTACAGGTGCATGCCCAGGTGCTGCATATCGACGTTTACCGTCTACTTCAACACGTTTGAGTTTTTCGTATTCATACTTAGGTTTTATTAATGTCATGTAGTAATAATAACACCTAAGTTGTATGTTGTCAAGTGTTTTTTAAAGCTTATCGCCTAGATCAGTTGCTGATTTTGCCATATCACCTACAGAATCTGCAGAATCTCTACTTGTTGACACTTGATCCATGCTACCATCATTAATAGTAACACCTTCTGGATCAAACTTAACTAGATCTTTCATTTGGGGAGTAGCATCGTATGTTGCTTTAAATGATTTGTAGTCAAACTGTGGCACGCCTGCTTTCTTCATGTAACTGTTTAGTTTGTTCCACGAAATAGTTGTACCTGGCTTTAGAGTTTTTAAGATTTGTAGCAGTGTGCCCGCATCGTCTAAAGCTTCATTTACTTTTTTTTTGACTCGTACATGTCATCGGCTGCTTCTTTGCCGTGCTTTTTAGCAAATTCTGCTTTTGTCATTTTTTCCGAGTCGCCTATCATAGCATCTTTGACTTTGCCTTCTTTGATACGCTTACCTTTTGGAGTAGCTGACTCACGCTTTGCACGACCTGCTTCTTCTTCGCCGCCTGCTGCACTTGCATCAGTTGCAAAATCATCTTCGCCGTCCATGTCTACTTCGTCACCTGCGTCAACTGTGTCCATGTCGTCAGTTGGTTCCATGTCCATGTCGCCCATGTCGTCCATGCCCATTGTGTCCATAGCTTCACCTTCGCCTGTAAGCATACCTACACCGGTTGTAAGTGCTGCACGAGTAGTTTCCATAACATCGTACATTTGCTCTAGTGCAGGTTTAACTGTATTAACAAATGCTTCTGATTGCTCACTGCCCATTTCGTCGCGGATAGCATCAGCTAGGTCTAACATAGATTCGGTTTGCATTTCAGCAGTGTCTTCCATCCAACCAGTAACACGATCAACCATGTCCTTAGATGCCATAACAAGTTCTGCTTTATCTTCTTCACCTTCAGAGATAACACTTTCTTCTAGGTTGGCGTCTTGCACAAGCTCACGCTCGTTAATTTCTGCATTAAGAACATCTAAAAATAATTTTGACTTTTGATATGCTGGCTTTTGTACGGAACTAAAACTTTCATTAGTTTCAACTTGACTTAATGATGTACGTAGTTTGTTACGAGCTGTATGTAATTGCTCAAGTGTAAACTCGTCTAAGTTAATACGCTGTCCAAACTGTTTAGCTAGACTTTCGTTTAACTTTTCTGCCTGTACTGGGCGTGAAAATTCTCTAATGTTCATATCTCTGTATCCTATGTTAAAGTGTTATAGTTTTATTTATCTTATGTGCCAAATATAATAGCATCTAATGACTGTTTAGCGAGTTTGGTTTCGGTATAACTTATGTCATATCTAGTCTTAGTTATGTCTTGTTTGACAGGATCTTTAGTTGTAACTAGTATATGTTTGTAAAACATACAATCTGTGTAATGTTTTTGAATAACTCTATCTAATGTTACAACTTTGTTTTTATCGTTTCTAACTTTAGCATAGGCAATTGCTGCTGTCTTGCAGAAAAGTCTAGCGTCCTGTGTATTTGTTTCGCAATCGTAGATAACCCACCACCCGGCTTTTGCTTGCCGAATAGCATACTTACCAATACGGATACTCTTGCCTCTTACATAGGGTAAGTGGTTAGTATCTATATTTTTATTAATAAGTTCTTCTAGATTTTTAACAAGGCTTGAAGTCATTTTTAATCACCAAAGTTTCTTTGTTTCGAACTACCTTACTTACCAAGTTTTTCTTGATAAGGTTTTCAATAATGAACTGAGAACGCTCGTCGTAGTATTGCATCGGAGCAACAGATTGCATCTTGTCCAAGACGTCTTGTTCCTCGTTAGTAACTGCTACAGTGATCGAATCTAATAGTTCATTAATTTGCATTTAGTATTCCTGCTAGTTCATCTTTATTGTAAACAAATTTCTTTGGTTCGCCGGGCATTTGCTTTGGATTTTGCAATTCAACTTCGCCTCTGGCATTTTTTGTGACTTTAAATTTAGTCGCTGGACCTGCTTTCCCGCCTGCACTCTTTGACGGTAGGTCTATCATTTTACCTGGTTTTAAACTTTTATCTAATTCTTTTGACACAGCCGGATCCATTTGGGCCCCGCCTGTGCTTTGTGATCCAACAGTAGCGTTCGGACTGTTTGTTGGACCTGCGATTGAAGCGGCTGCTGCTTTACCTACACCCCTTGCTGCTCCAGCGGCTGCTCTGCCAATTCCTCGAGCTGCACCACTGGCTGCTTTGCCTACTGTTTTTACTGCGCCTTTAGCAAGTGCTCCTGCACCTTTAACTGCTGCTTTGCCAACACCTTTAGCAAGTGCTGCTCCGCCACGCATTGCTGCTGTGCCTGCTACCCTTGCAAGTCCGCCGCCAATAGCGCCGATGGCAGGTAGTATTTCGTCTAACTGTTCTTCAGTCAAGTTTTTATTTTCAGCTAGTTGCTTACGGGCATCGTTTTCAAATTCGTTAAATCTCATATTCTTTTTCCTTTGCCCTTTTTACGAGCTGTACGCATACCTACGTTTAGATTAGACAACCTTTTACTCGCTGCATTTGAACGCTTTGTTCTGTTTGTTTTAACATTTATCGAAGCACCTCTTGCACGTTTAGTCTTCTTGAGTGTACGTGAAGCCTTTACGTTTTTAGGTGCAGTACAGGTTGAAGGCTTTGCAACAATTCTACCTTTACGTGAACCAGAAGTACAACGATATTTACGAACGTTCTTATTACCCGAACGGCCCATTATACTTACTGCTGATTCAAACATCTCACGTAGTAACATTATAAACGCTTGCCTCCGCTTCTACGCTTGTTTAGAGATTGTACTCGTCTACTTGCTGGATTAACTCGTTTAGTCTTACGAGCTTTACGTGCCATTCGTGCGCCTAATCGAGCTTTAGTTTGTTTCATCTTGATGCGCTTCTTCATATCTGGTGCAGCAAAGCATTGGGATATATTAGCAACAACTCTACCTTTACGCTGACCTGACATACATCTGTACTTCCGTACAACTTTCTTGCCAGAGCGAGCCCAGACTTGTTTCTCTTCTAATTCTTCGGGGTTAATAAAAAACTCACGTAATAACATATAGTTATTTATCGTGAGTGAACGTTACATTGTTTGTAATAAGACGACTAATACTGTAGAAAGTAATCCTGCAATGACTGTACCTGCTGTACCAATAAGAACTTTAGTCATTGACTTTTGTCCTTCAGTAATATCTTTGTGTATATTTCCGACTTTTTCTTCTAAGCTACCAAGACGCTTGTCTAGTTGCTCGTAACGAATAGCACATAAGTCTACGTGAGCTTCTAGGCTTGTTCTTTCTAAATCTGTAGTTGATGTCGACACAATAATATTCTCCGTAAGTGTAAAGTGAACTCGTAGTTAGCCTTTTGGGAAAGTTGTTGTGCCTGGTATAGCATTGCTATAGTATTATTTATCAATCTCTTCAAAAATAATGTTGGTGGCTTTAGAGTCTTTTGTAAAAAAGATTGCTGTATCAAGCTTAACTGTTTCTGATAGATCATTAATAATTGGTACAAGATCAAAGTCTACTTTAAGCAGATCTACACTTGTAGCACCGTACTCTATTTCAAAATGCATATTCCAAACAGTGTGTTTACCTTTATACATACTGCCAAATTCTGTTACTGCTTGTTCTTGCTGAGTAACCTTTATATTGCTAGGATTAGCTCTAATTCCAATTGTTTGAAGAGCCGACATAAAGTTTTGTTGTTGCTTATACGCATCACCATCGCCTCGTCTAGCATTTGTTTGTGTAATATCTATAAGAGTTTTAATAATAAATTTCATACTGTATTTACAGTCATAAAAAAAGAGCCACTTAAAAAGTGACTCTTTAGTGTGACGCCTGCCATTACGGCCATAATCACGATTCTAAGGTAGTTAGAATTTATTAAGCTGCAAATGTTGCTACTAATGCAATACCACCAACTGCTTCTGCGCCGCCTGGTCCACCTTGTACTGCAATGTGGTTGCCGTTTGCTACACCTTCAACACCAGCGATTGTTCCGCCATATGTTGTTGTGATTGCATCACATGCTGCTGCTACAGTGATTGTACCTGTAGTGATTGCATAAATGTATGTTGTTGGGCCTACGCCACTCTTTGCAACTACTGCTGCGTTTGGGTTACTTACTGTTGCCATTTTTATATCTCCTGTTTCTAAATGGACATCTTCGCTTCTCTACGAAGTTGTTATATGTATTTAGTCTTAAGATAAAAAAAGGGCTATAATAGCCCTATTTTAGGTAACATTATTACTTGATGCGCTTGTGTAGTGCTCTTAACTGCTGTATCCCTTGCGGACCAGAGTCTACGATATCTTCTATCATATCAATTATTGGAAGGTAAGCTTCAATAAAGTTTTTTGGCACACTTTTTCCGTCCTGTGCCATGTCAATGAATTTAGTTGCTCTTACGCCGTTTTCTAATCCAACTAGATAACCGTAAAGAGCAACTCTACGTTCTTTAGACAACTTTCGTGTTCTGCGTCCACGTATACGTTCCATAGCTGTTTCGTCTATTTGACTTTCAACTAGTCCATCGTCTATAAGGTTGCGTATAAAATCCATGTTAGCCTTTTGCCATTGCTCGTGCTTTTGCATCAATCTCGTCATCAGATGCACTGTACTTTTCGTCATCTTCTGGTTCATCTGCAACATCAGAGCCTTTTGCTACATCGCCACCTTTTGCTAGTTCTGCTTCACCAAACTTTAATAGTTTCATCATTAGTTCTTTAGATGTAATGTTTGACTTCTTCATTAGCTCTGCAGGTGAGCGTGGTCCAAACGTTGTGTTGTAGCGTGTAAGGTTATCACCTAGTGTTGCCATAACATTTGATAGACCGTCGTCTTTTTGTGTAACTGCTTTATCCATTAGTACACGACCGATAGCAGCAAGTTTACGATTGCCTTCGCCTGTTTCGTGTGCTTCTTTTATTATAATGTCATTGATTTTCATCGTGCTATCCTTTGTGTAAGTTGTGTTATTCTGTTAAGTTGTTTATCAGCAAGTGATTCCGGAACTTGCTTTCCTGCTTTTTCCATTGTTTCTTTCCACGGAGCAATTAGCTCTTCGTAGTTTGGATCGCTTTTTAATTTTGCAAGCATAGTTTCAACTGTATGAGTGTCTGGTTCTTTAGCACCTTTGCCTAATAGTATCTCAGCAATCTCGTCCCAGTTGTTGGAAACTACTGCATCGCCATTGTTAGGATCAACTATACCTTTGGTTGGACTAAACTTATATCCTCTAC